ATCGACGCGGCTGCATCGTGATCGTGATGGCATCGAGTGATTGCAGCACGTTGTACAGATCGGCGCGGTTGGGCGTTGATCCGCTGAGCGGTAGCCAGCGCGACAGCTCGACATCCTGCCACAGTGCCGTGTACAGCGTGTCGTACAGCGCGACGCGGTAGCCCAGCGCCTGGATGCGCACACTGGTGGTGCTGTCGATGCTGACGCCGGCAGCCGTCACGCGTCCTTGCCACAGGATCTCCATGCCTCGGCTAACCTGCACGTGTAGGATCTCGCGCCGATCGAACAGTGCCACGGCCTCACGTGGCGAGATGATTGCCGTGTAGGTGAGGTCTTTGTCGCCGCCCGTGTCGGTCGACCACTGCAGCTCGGTTATCTGCGCGCTATGGTCGGCAATCTGCAGACCTTGTGGCGAGTCGTACAGACCAACTTGATATCTCATTGCGGCACCACATACGCGCTGCGTCGTCGTACTGACCAGTTCTGTGTCACGGCCACGTACTGGATTGAGCTCGAGATGAATGTTCCGTAGATTGTACCGGTGTTCGGCGCCTGGTGAATCGAGAGATCGCCGTAGGCCACATTGGCTGCAGATCGCAGTACATCTCCTGGGCTTCGTACATCCGCGCTCGGGTTGGGAGCCACCGTCGGTCGATGGTATGTAACGAGAGCATCAGTACTGTAGCTTTGGACGTTTGCATCCAGGTATATCGCTGCGTTGTACTGTCGCGGGTAATACACATACACTGCTGCGATATCGATGAAGTCGCCAATCGGCGCTGAGCCTCGCGACACGCTCAGCTGCACATCGTGGAATCGTCCGCGCTGCATGAAGTATCCCATGTGCACCACGTAAACTTGATTGGTTGATGATGGCGAGAACTCAATGGCAACCGGCGGGCCCTCGACGATGATCGGCGCGGTTGATGGCCCCAGCATGCGTATCTGCAGAACCCACGGCTCGGTGCTGCTCGACACCAGCGCTGTGGCGATTGTCAGATACACATCGAAGCCGCCCGCCAGTGAATTGACCAAGGCAGTCCCGAGATTTGTGGTGGCATCGTTCACCACAGCAGCAGTCGACGTGAATCGCAGGTAGTTGATGTTCAACGCTGGCGGGAACGCGTACGTGCCGGGAGGCAGTGTTCCCATGCCCATCCCTGGTGGCAGTGCGGTGAAGATCGACGTATTGTCAGTCGTAAATACACCATCATCTACGGTAGTAGCGCCAAACAGCGAGGCAGAGAACGTTTGCAGATCTGTAGTGTCCTGATGCATCAGCAGCAGGCCACGCACGCGAGGCTCCGGGCCGACGACTGGCGTGAGCGCTACCTCGATCGGCGACGGAGCCGGCAGGCTGGCCAGCGTGAACGCCGTTGTGGTCCGCGCTGCCACGGCCGACGCCGTCGCCGTCGTCGCGGCTGCGCTCGAGATCCACAGGCCGCGTCGTCGCATCGATAGCGTGATCGACGAGATCTCGTTGATGATCAGCAGATCTGCCCAGTCTGCCGACAGCCCGGCGCCGCCACCGTCTGGGCCGAGCAGCGCGGCCTCGAGCACGACGCCGGAGCCCAAGCTGCTGTTGTCGATGCGGATGCGCAGCTTCACGCAGGCGACGTCCTCGCCGCGTGCCCAGCGTCGCGCCTGATCGAGGAGTCGCACGATCTCGCGCAGATCCGGGATGGCGGTATTACCCTGCGCCGTGACGGTGATCTGCTCGGTGACGTCGTCGTACGGGCCACGCCCGCCGAGGTCGCTAATGATCGGCGGCGCTACCTGCAGTGGCCAGCCGTTGGCGGCGAGGTGCAGCGACGTCGTGCTGATGAGGCTGATCGTGGTTGTGCCGTCGCTGATCGATAATGTCTGCATTAGATTCCTCGCGGCAGCTGCGACTGCACAATGCCTCGGCGGGCCGCCTCGTCCATGCCATCGCGGACCGCGCGCCTGATGGCGTCGATGTCGCGCGCGTCGCGAACCGAGCCAATGTTGATGACGATCGACGGGCTCGAAACCGTAGCCACCGATGCGCCAGGTAGCACGCTACCGACTGCTGCCCCTCGTGTCGTTGGTGGTGGCGCTGGCAGCGTCGCGGCAGCGCTGCGCGTGATCTTGAAGCCCAATAGCGCAAGCGCATCGCGGATTGGCTTGGGCAGCGAGTTGATCGCGGATTGGACCAGATCCTTGAACGCGTCCTTGAGTTTATCTACGGCTCCGGTGATCGCTCTGATCATGCCGCCGACCAGCGAATCGGCGATGCCCAGCGCAACTTTTCCTAGGCTAAACGATTCCAGCCACGTGCGAACTGCGGTCAGTGCATTGATGACAGCAGTTTTGATGTTGCCCAGCGGCGTGCTGATGGCATCGAGCGCGCCGCTGATTGCGTTCGTAATCCCGTTGCGGATGTTCGTCAGCACGCCACTGATCCCATCCCACGCGAGCTGAATCGCTTGAATGATGCGCAGCCGAATGGTGCTTAGTGTGTCTCTGATACCATCCCACGCAAACGCGATGGCGTTGATGATGCCCTGCTTGATTTTGCCCAGGTTGATGGTCAGTCCATCCCACGCGAGCTGAATCGCCTGGATGATGCGCAAGCGAATGGTGCTTAGTGTGTCTCTGATACCATCCCACGCAAACGCAATGGCGTCGATGATGCCCTGCCGGATCTTGCTTAGGTTTGCGACCAGTCCCTCCCACGCCAGCTGGATCGCCTGGATGATGCGCAAGCGAATGGTGCTTAGTGTGTCTCTGATACCATCCCACGCAAACGCGATGGCGTCGATGATGCCCTGCCGGATCTTGCTTAGGTTTGCGACCAGTCCCTCCCACGCGGCTTTGATGGCGTTGACGATGCCGTCGCGAATGGTGGTCAGGAATGTCACGATGCCGGTCCAGGCTTTCGTGATCGCATCGATGATACCCTGCCGGATTTTGGTCAGGTTTGCGCCCAGTCCCTCCCACGCGGCTTTGATGGCGTTGATGATGCCATTCCGAATGGTGGTCAGGAATGTCACGATGCCGGTCCAGGCTTTCGTGATCGCATCGATGATACCCTGGCGGATCTTGCTTAGGTTTGCGACCAGTCCCTCCCACGCGGCTTTGATGGCGTTGATGATGCCATTCCGAATGTTGGTCAGGAATGTCACGATGCCGGTCCAGGCTCGCAAAATTGCAGCAATGATACCTATTTGGATTCTTGTCAGTGTCGCGGTGATCCCGTTCCATGCATTGGTGAATGTATTGACGATGCCGTTCTGTATCGTGGTCAGTGTGCCGGTGATGCCGTTCCATGCGCCAGTGAACGCATTGGTGATGCCGTTCTGTATCGTGGTCAGTGTGCCGGTGATCCCGTTCCATGCGCCAGTGAACGCATTGGTGATGCCGTTCTGTATCGTGGTCAGCGTGCCAGTGATCCCGTTCCATGCACCAGTGAACGCACTGGTGATGGCCGCCGTGACCTGATTGAGGATCGGACCGATCACCGCGACGATCGTGTTCCACGTTCCCACCAGGTACGTGGAGATCCCATCCACGATGGTCTGCAGCCCATCGGCGGCGCCTTGCCAGTCGCCTTGGATCAGCGCGGTAACGGTCTTCACAATCCCGCGGATGATCTCCATGAATCCGCTGATCTGCTGGCTGATCCCGTTGAACACGTTGAACGCAATAACCTGGATGTCATTGCCGTAGGTCTCCCAGTATTTCTGAATCTCTGAGAGCGCGCCGTTGATCAGCTGACCGATGCCGATCATTGCCGCGTTGACGAGCTTCACAATCTCGTCCCACAGCGCGCCGAGCTGGATTGCGAGATCGTTGACCGTAGCGATAATCTCGTCGCCGTACGTTGCCCAAAACTTCGCGATGACCTCGGTGATAGTCGCGACTGTTGCCTCGATCTGCATCATCACGCTGCTGATCACGGCTACCGCGGTGTTGAACGTCGTCTGTACCTGCGCGATGATGCGATCACCGTTCTCCTGCCACCATCCAACCACGGCTGCCGTGATGGTTTGCACCACACGCGCGATAACCTGCATTGCCGTCATGACAAACGCTTTAGCCGTCTCGAATGCGTCTTTGATCTGGATAGCCATGCCCGGATACTGTGTTGTGATGGTCTCGTACACTTTTGCGCCAGCGGCCACCACCGCGAACAGTGCGGCGACGAACGCGCCCGTGGTTGCAATCACGCCGGCAATCGGCGCGATCACGGAGCCCAGCGCAGCGACCAGCGCTACGCCGACCACTGCTACGAGTCCGGCAATGATTGGGATCAGGTTGTCCTGGACGATCTTGATGAACGGCTTCATCGCCGCGACGATCGCTGTACCCTGGCCAGCGAATTGCTCGAGGCCCGGCACCAGCTTGAACACCTCCTCGAAGAGTTGCGCCAGTGGGTCCTCGGCAGCCATGATGCTGTTCGCCACGCCCAGCAACAGATCGCTGAGCGGCAGCAGCGCCAGCGAGAACTTGTCGAAGATGAGCGCCGGAACCTCGCCGAGTGAGCCCAGGATCACGCCGCGCTCGGCCTCGGCAGTTTCGCCGAGTTCTTCCATGCTCGTGCCGGTCAGCGTCAGCTGCGACATGATCTGCGGGCCGAGGTCTTCCCACTGCGTGCCGAACAACTGCACACCGGCGGCGTTCCGCTCGACCTCGCTCTCGATTCCGGCGAGTGCTGGGACGATGATCTTGAACGCGTCGGCCGTCGTCTTCGATCCGTCCATCAGGCCCTGCTGGAGATCGTTGATCTCCTTGGCCGACAGATCGGTGAAGTAGAGTGCGCTCTCGAATCCACTGACCATGCGCTTGACGATCTCGCCGGAGCCGTCGAGCGCTTCGGCGAACGTCATGTCACCTTCGGCCAGCTGCAGCTCGCTGAGCCGAATGCCGAACTCTTTGAACGCGTCGGCGGCCTTGTCGGTGCCGAGCACGCCGCCGGCCAAGCCGCTCTCGAGCAGCGAGAAGAACTCCTCGGCGGTGGCACCGCCATCAACGAACAGGTTTGAGTACTCGCCGATGCTGTCGAGGAAATCGCCGGAGGCATTGAGCCCGCGGTTGAAGCCCGACACGATGAGGTCGTTGGCTTCCTCACTGGTCAGCCCGAAATCCTCCATCAACGTGCGCGTCGCCGCCACCGTCTTGTTGACGTCTTCGCCGTACCTGCGCGCCAGCAGCTGAGCATCGTCGAGCACTGCGGTTAGATCGACGTTGTTGAGTCCCTGCAGCACGGTGCGCGCGTTCGATGCCTGGTCGCCGATGTTGATCAACCCGGCAGTGACCGCAGCAACCCCGGCGCCGGCTGCGACGGCTGCGCCGGTGCCGAGTCCCGTCAGTCCGGTGTTGAGATCGTTGAGCGCGCCCTTCGCCATGTCCTTGAGCTTGACGATGATCTCGAGCTCAGCCTTAGCCATCACCGTCTCCGTTCTGCTGCCTTGCGCTCGGACTCTTGCTGCTGGCTGCGCGCTTCGTATGCTGCCATGATCTCGTCGAGCGCGTCGGGATCGAGGTCATCGACGTCGCGCAGATCGAGGCGCGCGACGTCCATGAGCAGCAGGTTGATGTGGGCGTCGTACTGGCCAGCGCTGACCGCGCGTCCGCGAAATCGCGCACGCCATCGCGCGATCAGCTCGTTGCGTTTGGGCTTCGGCGCGCGTTGCGGTCCGAGATCTCCTGCAGCACGCGTTGCACCAGCGGCTCGCTGGCGTCCAGCTCGCCGATCGTCTCTGGCGTGCAGACCACGCCGTTGAACGACGGGCCCTGCCATGCCAGGATGTTCTGCCGAAGCAGCGCGAGCTGGTACATGCCCACGTCGATGTCGACCTCCATGGCGCGCCCGCCGGAGCCCTTCATCGACGTTGCCTCGGACTGCACCGCCTGCTGTACTGCGACGCTCATGCGGTTCCGAATCCAGATGACGTCGATTGCCGGCGTGATCGCACCGTCAGCGACCTCGCCGTCCACGCCGATAGCCACTCGACCTTTGGCAAACATGTCTGTGTCTCCTGCTAAAAAAAGCTACCCAGCGATGCTTGAAAATCCGACCACCGATGCTAGAGTGTGGCCGAGTCGTTGAACACCTTTATCTGGCAGTCGCTGGCCAATGTGCTGTCTACCTGCCCCTCGATGGTCAGCTCCACGGTGCGATTGCTGTCCGCGTTGGTGCCCCACGACAGCGCCGTGAACGGGCCGTAGGTGTCGACGATTACCTGGTGTCGAAACGTCGACTCGATCGTCGCACCGTTGTGGATCACGCGCACCTTGAGCGTGTCGTGGTTCGCCCAGTTGTCGTACTGCGACATATCTGGGAGTTCCATCACGATCGTGGTGGTGATGCCGATCACGCGTGAACGCCCAGTTGCCGCGAAGTCCAGCGTCGACGTGGCGCCGCCGCCCAGGAACTTGAAGGTCACGCCGGTGCGCAGCGTATGGGAGGCGCTGACCAGGCGTCCCGTCACTGCCGTGGTGCCGATCCCCGAGCTGGTGTCGATGAACAGCGACATCATCTGGCCCGGCAGCATGACGCCAGCCGTTGCTGTTGGTGCCGCGTCTGCCGGGCTGTTTGTCGCGATCTTGCGACACTCCCCGTTGCCGGAGAATGTTAGCACGCCGTCCTCGCTCGACGCGTCGTTCGACAGTGTCGCCTCCAAGAACATCGCGTAGGCGCCGACCCACTGGCGGATCGAGCTGTCGCCGAACCAGAGCGTGTAGCTCTCGATGTCGTCGGCTGTGATGTCGCGGGCGAAGGCCCACTCGCGCGTGTTCGTCGCGCCGCCAGGCGTGGTGGCAGAGACGTTGCCGTTCAGAATACCGCTCAGCAGGAACGGCAGGATGCGCGTGTCGACGGGCCCCTCGGCGATCTCGAACGTCGCGCCGTACCGCGTCGCGACGGTGCGGTAGTTGCTGGCCAGCGTGCCGCGACTCTCGTCGGGCGCCTGGACGCTCTTCGTCGGCGTGATGCTGCCGCCGAGGTGAATGAGATGTGTCGGCGCGCTGATCGCGGTTCCGCGCGTCGACTCGATCGCGGCCAGCAGTGTCTCAAAGGCTAGCTCGACGGCCATGGTGTGGTCCTCCGTTTACGCGTGACGAGCGATGGTCAGATTATATGTGCCAGCAGTGATGCCGGCTCCGCCAGTAATCAATAGCAATACGTTGCCTACACTGGTGGCCACGACGGGCGCGGCAGTGTTAGCTGATAGTGTTCCTCCTGCTGACAATGCCTGCCCATCGTGAGGGTACAGCAAGAGTACGCGGACCTGCCCAGAGCTTTGTGTCCATGTCTGGACGATGTTTCCACCGTCCGCGTAGTAATTTATCGTTGAGTCAGCTGTTGGGGCCGTTGTCCATCGGACAATGATGGTCAACCGATTGTAACCGCTGTTCAACAGCGGGATTTGCCAAGTGACAGTTTTTACTGCAGTAAACGAGTAATCGCCGGCCACTGGTTGACTGCCGGAAACTAAAATGTCCTGCGACTCCGAGCTCTCCAGCGCTGGCGTGTGCGTGCCGGTCGGGTTCGCCGAGTTGAACACGCTGACACGATACCGCGCAAGCGCGAGCCGATCCTCTTGTGCAAATGTCATCGGCACACTGTTGGCGCGCGTTGCCGAGCCCAGCAGCACTGCGCCAGTCGTGCCGTGCACCAGCACAGCGCCGGCATGCAGCTGGCTCGAAATCTCGATCGCGCGGATGCTTCGCTGCGTCGTGCCCGACGGCGTTGTCACGGGCTCCAAGATGTTGTAGTTGTCTGCCATGCTATCCCCTCAGCACTTTATCGTGTACCGCCGTCGTGATGTCGACGATCCGGTACTCGTTGCCGTCCACGACGATCCAGCCCGTGGCGATGCTCTCGATGGTCGCGCCGCTGCCCGCCGTGATCAGTCCCGCGAGCGTGCGGTTCGTCGAGACCTCCATGAGGTCGAGTGCCGCGCCGGTATAGTATCGCACATCGCGCTCGGCCTGCTCGGTGTCGCGCCACGACAGCAGGATCCGCGAGATCAGGCGATACCGATACGCCACCAGCCTTGTGTTGCTGCCGGCAGATGTCGTGGCGTCCGTGCGCTCCACGGTGTCCAGCAGCGTGTACAGCAGCGGCGGCGCCTGGACGGCGCGCGGCTCGTATGGCAGCGTCGCCGTGATACCTGGCATGCTGCCGTAGATCGTGTGCAGGTTTCCGACAATGTCCTCGAGACGATAGCTCACGAGCCACCTACGATTCTCTGCCCGGCCTTGTCGATCTCATCGAGGATCGGTGCCTGCGCGCGCTGCAGCGCCCACTCGAGGAAAGGCTTGCGGCGATGAACCCGTTTTGCGTACACGACGTTCGTGCCGACGATCCCGCGCTGACGCGTCAGCTCGACACGTGACGTGATCGACCGTCGCAGGTTTCCGGTCATCACCGGCGTGTACTCGCCCAGCGTCATGTCGCGGAACACGCGGCCGCCCATCATGATCGGCCTCGGACGCGGGCCACGCGGCCCGGGTTTCTTCGTCTCCGCCAGCACCAGCGCCGTGGCCCGCGTGATCAGCGAGTCGAGGATCTTCTGGGCGCGCTCCGGATCGAGACGCTGCAGGAGCTTCTCGAGTCCATCGATGTCGATGCGTGTCGTCATGTCACCACCTCGCGCCACTGCATCCGCGCTCGCTGGATCACCATGCGCTGCGTGGCGTTCAGGCCGCCGATGTACGTGACTGAGCCGCCGCCCTCAACGCCCTGCGTCTCGCTGTAGAGCCCGCGATCGCGCTGGCGCCACATGTTGACGGCGAGTTCCAGTGCGATCTGCTGCACGTCGGCGGGCGCGGCGCCGTAGCCGTACACCGCCGTGACGCGGTAGACGCGCGACGCCGGCCATCGGTACTCGGTGCCGGCAGCGATGACGTAGCCGTCTTCCTGCACGTAGTCGTCCGTGCTGATCGTCGTGCCCGTCGTGCTGGTCAGGGTATCGACCTCGACCACGCTGGTCACGCTGCCGTGCTGGTGCGCCGGCAGTCGCAGGTACGTCGTGCGGTAGGGCTCGGTGCGGATGTTGCGCGCTGTCGCGGCGCCGTACGTGGCGTAGGCCACCGGCAGCAGCGCGGCTTCGACCATCGCGCAGGCCCGGTCGAGGATGTCCTGCAGCAGCGCGTCGAGTGCCGGGACAACCGTCACCGACGGTGTCGTGCCGCCGGTCAGGCTGTTGGTGCCGAGCAGCAGCGGCGATGCAATCCGCGCGCTGCGCGCCGACCACACCACCAGGTATGGCCCGCCGGCGCTGCCGTACACCGAGACCGGCGACGCGTCGCCCGACGTCGCGGCCACCGTCGTGATCGCCGCCTGCACGGTGGCTGGCGTTGCGTTGTACGCAATGGCGACCGTCGCGACGCTTTGGTACGTCAGCGTGTACGTGCCGCCAGTCGGCGAGCCGGTGACCGTCACGCGCTGCGCGGCGCGATCCGGCACCTGGTCGAGGTACTCGCGCAGATCGGTAACGGTCAGGCCCAGCGCCATGTCAGTACTCCACTACCGTGATGCGGATCGTGTGCGTCGATGATGCCACGATGCCGTACAGACTGTCGCCTGGCGGCAGATCGATGGTCAGCTCGTTGGTCTTGCTGCTCGGCAGCACGTAACCAGTGCCTGCGGCGACTGCTGCCGGGCCAATGGTAATGTCCTGCCCGCCACTGGCGCTGTACACATAGATGCGGCAGCCGTTGCTGGCCGACGTGTGCATCAACGTCGCGCTGGTCGTGATGGTGACATTCTTGCTGATGATTGGCATATCGCCTCCGAGAAAAACTTCGCCCAGCGATGCTTCGACCGGCGAGTTGCCCCGCCGGTCGTCGCTCCGATCAGATCACCGACCACACGATGTACGCGTTGCCGACGAGGCCCGCCGACGCGCCGCTCGCCACCGAGCCGGTGACAAACTGCGTGCTGGTGACCTTGCGCGACATCGATCCGTTGGTGCCGGCGTTCGTCGCGCTGTTCAACACCTTCGCCGCCGTCGCCAGACTGCCGCCGTCAATGAGCGTATCGTTCAGCGTCGTGGCGTTCGCGGCCACACCGACATCGATGGTGCAGGCGCCGGTCGTGAACGTCGTGACATCGAGCTGCACGCTGTGGACGAGGATCGCGGCGCCTGCGGGATTCGCCCAGGCGAACACGCCGCCCGCCGTGTCGGAGGCGGACAGCGCGACCTTCGTCACGCGTGGCACGCCGACCGTCGCCGTCGCTGCGATCGTCATGGTCCCGTTGACGGTCAGCGTGCCGTCCACGACCCACGACGAACCGCCCTGTTCCTGGTAGTTGTCGCTGTTGTAGGTCATGGTCAGACCTCCGCCGGGCTTACCACCTCAGCCGCGGCTGCCGTGGTCGAGCTCGCTGCAACCGGCGCCAGTCGCGGGCCGTACCGGATTGCCAGGATCTCGCCGAACGCGACGTTCGCCGTCGCGCTGGTGCGCACGCCCTGCACCCACCGCTCACGCGGCGCGCGCACATCGACGATCAGGATCTTGCCGTTGACGTCGTCGTTCACCGCGCACGTCACTGCGGCCGACGCGCCAGTCAACGCAGTCATGCCGGTGTCGCTGTCGCTGGTGTTCTGCTCGACCTTCAGCGTCGCCACGCCGGTTGCCGCGCTGTCGGTGATCGTGGTGATGAACACCACGCCGTCCCAGTTCGCCATGTCCAGCCGCGTGCTGTTGCTGTCCGTGTTGCTCGCGTTCGACACCGCGGCGCCGACGTAGTCGATCGCGACGTTCTCGTTGAGCTGTCCGATGTGTGGCATTGTTTCCTCCTCAGGCCAGCTTCAGACGCTGGAAGGCCTCGGCGAGCACTGGCTGGCCGTCGAGATACGTGCGACCGATGTAGCCGATCTGGTCCGTCGCGCTGTACAACTCGGCCAGAACCTGCAGCTCGTAGCGCCCCGTCTCGGCGATGTAGTAGTACGAGAAGTCGCCGATGATCGCGACGTACAGGCCCGCCGTGAACGTGTTCGGCGCGTACTCGCTGACCAGGTACGGTACGTCGCAGATGGTCGGTGGCAGGCCCTGCGTGATGCCGCCGCCCGGTCCAAGCCCTGGCGACCACAGGTAGTTGCCGTTGCCGTCTTTGAGTTTGCGCACGCGGGCAATGGTGTCGCGATGCATGATCCAGCGCGTGCCCGGCCGCGACCAGTACGCTGCCTTCAACGCGTGCTTGGTGTCGAGGAGGTTGTCGGCGGTGAATGACGTGGCCGCGCTGGCCGTGGTGTCGCGGCTCGTCGGGATGCCCTGCGAGCTGGCAGTGAACACGCCGAGCGGCACGCCGGCAGCGCCCGAGCCGGTCATGAACGCCTTCTCCTCGGTCACACCGAACTTGTAGGCCAGGCGAGCCTGGACCCATTGCTCGATGTTGATGCGGCTCTGGTTCACCAGCGTCCGCGAGATCTTGACCTGCTTCGACAGGCGGCTGGGCCGCAGTGTGCGCAGGCCAGTCGCCATGCTGGTGTCGGTGGTGACGCTGGCGATCTCGGTGAGCCAGTCGGCATCTGCCGGATCGGTATCCCAAGTGGGGGCAATGAGCTCAGTGCCGACGTCCATCGGGATGACCGTGGCCAACCGCCGCAGGTACACTTCATCATCGATGAACTTGATGATGCCCTGCGCCAGCACTGCCGGAGCGACGAGATACCCCCCCTGGGCATCGACGCCGGCGCTGAGGTCCTTGCGCTCGGCAGCAGACAGCTGCGCGCCCTTGAACCAATTGCGCAGCAGGCCAAGCTGGCGATCTTCGGTCGCGCTGCGTGCCTCGACACCACCGACGCCCAAGCGCGCCTGCGGCTGCGACGCTTCGGCGATGATGCCGGCTGCGCGCTCGCCGCGCTCGAGTCGCTTCGCCTCGGCGATCCGCCCGTCGAACTGCTCCATGATCGTGTCGTACTGCGCCGACTGCTCAGCGCTCATGCCGCTCGGCGATGCCTCGAGCAATGCCCGTGCACGACCGTACAGCTCCGTGGCCTCGTTGTAGAGGCGCTGTGTGTCCGCCATGGTTATGATCCTCCCTTGTGCAGCAGCGCCAGCGCGGCTGCTGCAGCGCGCAGTTGCCGTGACCGATCGACCGGGACAGCGAGTGCTACTCGAGCGGCGCGCTCCTCGTCGGGATCAGGCTGAGCTATCAGGCGCACGCTGGTCGCGCCCAACTCGATCGCCGCCTCGGCGATGCTGTTGATCAGTTGTGTGTCGCGCGTGCTGTGCCGCGCGCCCGCCTTCATCGCCGCCTTCAGCGCTGCAAGCAGCGTCGCGATCGGCAGCCGGCCATGAGTCTTCGCCGCGACGGTGGCGCTGTTCGCGCCGAACAGAACGTCGCTGGTCTCGTAGAGTCTCAGCTCGCGCAGGTTGCGGATAACGCCGATAGGAGAATCCGCAGACTCCATAAAGTCGTACCGGATCGCGTCGAAGGCAAAGCTCATCTCGAGCGGCACACCGCCGCGAATCGCCGCCAACACCTCGTTGCCGCGTGGCGTGTCGAGGTAGGTCCGCGTGACCTCGGCGCCGCCCGTGGCCGTCGGCGCGCGCAGCAGGACCTCCGCCGGCAACGCCTGGCGCGGTACCTCGCGGATAGACTCGATCATCGCGATCGGCGGCGCGTCCATGTCATGCTGCCAGAGGTGCAGGATGCGCGTGCCGCGCTCCCGCAAGGTCTTCTCCATCGCGCCGTTGTGGATGACGTCGGCGTAGCTGTCCATGTTCCCGAACACCGAGAACACGCCGGTCACCGTGCGATCACTGACGCCGCTGGGCGCGATGACCACCGCCTTGCGCTCGTGGCGTGGCGCCGCTGTTCGTTGTTCGCTTGCCACCTGCTCCTCCGCCCAGCGCTGTGCGCGCTCTGACTGCCGCCGCGTGCCTCCGCCCCACAGCGCGTGCGCCACGACGCCCGGCGACGGGTAGTCATCGTGGCTGGGGTTCGCTGCCGGAGCGTCGAGGTCCGTCATGTGCCGCGCGAACCACGCGGCCATGCGCACGGCCTTGTCCTCGCTCACGAAGCCGCCGGCCATGGCCCGCGCTTCGCGCACGGTCTGCGCCGTCACGCCGTCGCCCGCCAAGCCTTCGCTGTACCACTCCAAGCCCCGGGCCGCGTTGCCGCGCAGCCAACCTGGCGCGTCGTATTTTGTCTCGCGCATCTGTGGCAGCGTTTTTGAGCGGTCGCTGCTGTCGTCTTCTTCGTCGTCCAGCATCTGGGCGACGTAGCCGTCGATGATCTCGCGCGCTTCGTTGACCACATCCTCGCTGAGGTCGGCGGTCTGCGGCAGTCGCGACGCCGCAGCGCGCAGGCCGCTGCTCAGTACCTGCAGCTCGCCATCGATCACGTCGGCAATGCCGAGCTTGTAGTTGCCGCGCAACTCCGGACGCTCGTCGTCGTACACGAGGAACGCCTGCCGCGCCAGCTCGATGTCGGGCTCGTCGCCGTCGAACTGGGCGAGCTCGAACACGCGCGCAGCCGCGCCCGGACCGTCCCACGGCAGATCATCGTTGAGTGGCAGATCGCGCGACGCGCCGATTACCCAGGCCATGGCGTTCCCTCCGTCGTGGTCAGTATAGCATCAGTCACTCAGCACTGGCGACAACGCGCATCGGCAATTCGGATGCGCCGGCACTTCGCGCCCGCCCTCGAACGGCGCGCCGAGCACGACGATTTGTCCGTTGAGTCCCTGGCAGATGGCGCAGGCGTTCGTCTCCGCGACCCACTGCATCCGATTGACCTCGCCGCTTTCCTGCCACGCCAGTACCTGGCCTCGGCTGTAGGCGTACGCGGACTCGGTCACCGCGATCATGAACGAGCGGTACGCGCTGTCGAACGGCCGCATCTCGACGCCGTCGGCCGTCGTCTCGACCACGCCGCGCAGCAGCGCCGCGGCCTGCTGGTAGCTCAGCCCCTCGGCGTCGACACGCGCCAGCACGGCGCGGACCTCGTCGCGCGTGACGTCGGCCACGCGGCGCACCTTCTGCGCCAGCCCGGCGATCGTCTCCTGCACACGCGGGTTGCGCAGATCGAACGCCAAGCCCAGCTGCACTTGACCGCCGGCCCGCTCCCACGCGCGCTCGAGGAGCAGCGGGTAGAACTGCCGCATGATCTCGGCGATCTCGGTGCCGTCGTCGAGCTGCCCAACGACCAGCTCCGACTGCGCTGGCGTCAGGCCGCCCGTGAACGGATTGAACGGCGCATCGGTCATTGCACGTTCCTCGCCCGCTCGGCGTCGAGCTCGCGCTGCGCCACGCGCTCGAGCTCGGTTGCCGCCGTTCGGTATTGCCCATCGACGTAGCGGCGCAGCCGTCGGAACATGGACTCGGCCACGTCGTCGATCGGTGGCGCCACGTACTCGGCGATCGGATGCGGCGCCCTGGGCGCGGCCCGCGTCTCGACTGGCGCGTCGGCTGCCGTCGGCGGCGCGTCGGTCGTCGGCGTCAGCGTCGGCATGCCGATGACTGGACTGTGCTGCGCGTCGAGCAGCTGCACCGACGTCGGCAGCGCGTACACGTCGCCCGCGTCGTCGATCGGCAACATCAGCGCGTGACGCGCTTCGTTGCGTGTGATGATGCCCGCCGACCAGGCGTTGATCGTCCGCGTCACGCGCGCAGCCTGATCCTCCTGCAACGCCGCGACGTTCGACAGATCGTAGCGCACCACGACGCCGAACGGATCGCCGAGCGACGCCTGGATCTCGCCCTCCCACATGCGCCACAGCGGGATCAGCGTCTGCTGCGTGTACGATATCCGAGCCTCGGCGTAGTTGCTGTACGTCGAGCGGTCGAGGCCGATGCCCAGGCCCGCCACGATCGCCGGAACGCGGAACGCCGCGGCGATGTGCGCCTCGGGCACGCGCATCAGCGCATCGAACGCCAGCTCGCTCATGGACAGGCCGACGCGCTGCAGCGTCACACCTTCCTCAAGCACGGCCACGCCGCCGCGCTGGTCGCCGCCGTAGCGCTCAGACCACTGCGCGCGCATGCGATTTACCGCCGTATCGTCGAGCATCAGGCCCGCCGGCGTCTGCAACACCACGCGCGGCATCGCGTCATTTTTCAACAACGCCCTGACGTAGCGCATGGCTTCGTTGGTGGCGTCGACCTCGGCGGCCACGGCCACGATCGGCGACAGCGCGACCCACGGTTGCTCGAGGTCGACACTCGGCCAGCGGATCTGGATGACGTCCTCGACCGGTACCGGCTGCTCGGTGCCGTCCGCGTTCACGTAGTCGTACCGCGAGATCCACATCCTGGCGCTGGCGTCCGTCGACGGCACCGGCACCATCTGGCCCGCGTGGTACGGCCACAGCTCTACGGGCACGCCGCGTCGATCGCGGACCACGTGGATGTACGCGTTGCCGCCGACGGCCGCGTAGACGGCGACGAGTGTCCAGAACTCGCGCTGCGAGTGCATCGGGTTCGGTCGCGACAGCAGCCGCGACAGCGGCGATGCGCCCATCTCCTCGCCCTGCGCGTTGTAGCAGCGCAGCACCGGCTCGACGAGATCGAAGGCCAGCGTACTGACGCAGGAATACACCGCCGCGTTGCGGCGGTAGCCGTCGCGCGACAGCGCGCGCCACGTCGGATCGAGCACAGTGGTGTCGACCCAGCGCGGCACGATGGGCAACCCGCCGGCTTTGAGGAACATCCGCGCCAGCCCGTAGCGCAGCCGCGTCGACCAGTTCATTCAGCGCCCTCCCACTCGATCGCGATCTGCCGCAGGACGTCAGGCACGTCGCGCTCCGCCTGGCCGATCACGACGCGCCCCACGCCGGCAGCGACCACGAGGATCGCGCAGTTGTGACACGGCACGTCAGTGACAAACAGCGTCGCCCCAGCTGCGCGCCGCCCGGCCTCGAGCAGCGCCGCCGCTTCGGCGTGCACCGCGTAGCAGTCGTGGTACGCCGGATCGACTGCGCCGTCACGATGCGCTCGGCGGCACACGGCTGCGCACGACACCATGTCGCGCGCGCCGATCACCACACGATTATAGCCGACGCCGACGACGTCGCCATACTGCACCACCACCGCGCCGATCTGCCGGCGCACGCACTGCGACTGGCTGGCGGCCTGCCGCGCCGCTTGCATGATCGGGCTCATCGTGTCTCCCAGTCCAGTGCCTCGGCGATCACCGGCAGCTCCGCCGCCAGCACGGCGCGACAAGCGATCGCCACGCGTCGGTGCTCGAGCTGCGTTGACGCAGCGCACCGCAGCTGCAGGTAGTGAATCCACGATCGCAGCGAGCCGGCCATGTACATCGTCGTCTCCGTCGCCTCCGGCAACACCATGCGCGCCGACTCGTACGCCACGCCCGCCGCGAGCAGATCGGCGTACAGTGCCTGCGTGGCCCGCATGTGGTCGGCGACGCGCTGCGCCAGATCGTCGCGCGCCATCGGCGCATCGCCGTCGCTGCCCTGCCGCGCTGCGCCCTGCGCCCGCAGCTCGATCGCCGTCACGTCGGAGGCTACGGTGGCGTAGCGCTGCGAGAACTCCTGGAAGGCGAACGAGCGATGGCGCAGGATCTGCCGTGCGATGGCGCGGCTCGTCGTGATCTCCAGCGTGGCGTGCACCATCTCGAACGGCGACCAGTGCGCGTGCTCGATGAGGTAGCGCAATAATCGCCGGCCAGTTGCGTGGTTGCCCTGGTTCGCCGGGTTCGACACGCGCGCGCAGTACACCACCAGCTGCTCCGCGTTCGGCGTGATTGCTACGAGTCGCATGATGTCTCCACATCGATAATCATCGTGTCTCCTAGTTGACCACGTTCGGCAGCGTCACCATGTACGGCCTGTACGGTGTCTTGCTGTCCGCGCCGCTGGCGCGACTGTACAGCAGGATCAGCGACGTACCGCTGGGCATGATCGACACGCTGGCGTACTTGAACGCCGCGTCGCCCGTCCACAGCCGCTCGTTGAGCCCGGTGCTGCGACGGCGGTAAACCTCGGCGCGGTAGTTGGCGTTGCGGTTCAGCAGCGCGTAGTACACGGTGCCGTTGACCATGAACGAATCCCAGATCTCGACGCTCTGCGCCGGCTGCAGCGCGATCTCGCTCATCGAACCCCCCTGAACTCTGCGGCCCGCAGCAGCGGCAACGCACCGCTCACGCTGTCGACCTGATCGTCGTGGCGCCCCGACGGGAACGCCGTCACCTCATCGAGGAACTCGCGGACCCACGCGCCAGCCACGAGTCGCACCTTGCCGGCCTCGGCCCGCGCCGCCCACGGCATGGCCCGCGCAATCTTGTCGCGGTCTGGCGTCACGCCACGCATCGTGATTGCCGCCAGCGCAGGATCGCGCCGCAGCTCCTGGATCGCCGCCAGTCCGTGCATCGCCTGCTCGATGGCGTGCACGACGCGTGGCTCGGCCAGCATGCAGTCGCGGATGCGCTGCCGGGCCTCCGGCCACTCCCATCGACCGCGCACCATGTCGCGCAGGTACACGACGCCGTCCGGCGCCATGGCCACAGCGACCGACGCCGTGTAGTCCGCCGACGTCTTCGTGCTGGCTGCGAGGTCCCAGTACCGTACCCAGCGCAAGCCGTCGGGCGCGGCATCGACCACGCTGAACCAAGCGCGCTGGAACATCGCGCCGCTGGGATCAACGAACTCGCCGTCGATCTCCTGCGCCGCGAACTCCGATGTGTACTGCGACTCGAGCGTTGTCACGAACTCGGGCGGCAGGTAGGGATTGTCGCGGCTCGACGATCTGATCAGCGCGTAGTCGTCGCTGTCGGTGCGCCACACGTCATGCACCCAGTTGCGGCCGCGCGGCGTCGTCGTGACCCACGCTCGGCCCGGCTGGGCGCGCAGACGGCCGAGCATGATCAGCCACACGTCGTGCGCCATCATCGCCGCCTCGTCGAGCCAGAACCACGCCAGGTTCGGGCCGCGCAGTCGATCGGGATCATCGGCGGATCGGAACAGGATCGTCGAGCCGTTGACCAGCTGCATGCGCATCTCGGTGCGATGCCACGACGTCACGATGCCACCGCGCTGGGCGAGGTCGGCGACGCTGCGCAGCGTGGCGTCGCGCAGCATCGGATACGTCGGCGCCAGCACCATGCCCACCGTACCCGCCGGCATGCGCAATGCCTCGACGGCGCCGGCGCGGCTCTTACCGCTCCCGACGCCGCCGACGAACGCCCGATACCGCGCCGCGCTCGCCCAGAACTCGCGCTGCGGTGTCGTCGCGCTGCTGTGACGCAGCGTGATGCTACGTGCCTGGCGTGTCGCCGAGGTCGATGACAATGCTGGTCTCCTGCCGGATCGTCTGCTCGACGTGCTCTCGCTGCTGGAGGTAAACCTTGCCCAGCCAGATCAACATCGTGTCGCTACCGGCCTTGGCCTTCTCCAGCTGCAATGTGCGCAGCTGGTGATGCAGATTTGCACGGCCCGCCTTTAATTGGGCCCCAAATCGGCGCTGAATGGTGTTCTCGTCGCAGCCCGCCAGAATCCCGATGATCTGATCGCTGTGGCCGAGTGCCGCCAGCTCCTGGATCTGATCCGCATCGAGCTTGAGTGTCTTCAGTGGTCTTGGCATTCCCCGCCTCCCTGTGCCACGCGCGGCTCATGCGTACTACCGCCGTGTCCTCACGATACAGTGCGCCCAGGAGACCCCAGCGCCGGTCTTGGTTGAGCACAAGGGGCTAGAGCTCCGGGCGATGCTGCGCGTCGAACCGCGCGACGTCGGCCCGCTGCATCGTCCGCGTCAGGCCCGCCGCAGTCGCCGCCGCCGCGATGCCTTCGAGGATGCGCGTGGCGACAGCCGCCGCCTCCCATGGTTGCCCACTGGCGACACCGACGAGCAGCGCCGAGCCGACGCCGGCCACCACGCTGAACAGCACGATCCACGCGGCGTCGAGGTTCGGCAGCGCCAGCTTCAGCAGCTCGACGAGATACCCGGTCACGACGGCTGCCGCACCGGTTGCGATGATGCTTTCCACAGGCTATCCCCACATTCTCAACAGGAACGACAGCAGGATCGGCACGCCTGCGCCGAGCAGACCAGCGAACGCCATGATCTTGATCATCGAGTGCTCCAGGCTGACGATGCGATCCTCGAGCTCATCGAACTGCGTATCACCACGATCCAAGCGTTTCTGGATCCAGATCAGTCGCTCCTCCATTGCGACCAGGCGGTTCATGATTGTCTGGACATCGGATTGTGTCACTGCATCGCCTCCGCTACGTCACGTCGCACCACGTTCAGATCGATGGCCCGGCCCGGGCAGCTCTTCGGCGAATTGCAGTCACGATGCCCGATGATGTGGATCTGCCGACGCTGCCATCGCTGTAGTGCGACGAGCACATCATACACCACGGCGCGCATACGCGGGCTCCACGGCGCCGCATCGTACCGGCCCACGACCTCGATACCCACGCTGTCGACGTTGCAGATGCCGGCGTGGATCCCGCGCTCGTTCAGCGCGGTCATCTGCCAGATGCCGTCGTCCTGCGGACGCGGCGAGCCGACGGCGATGAATAAGTGCGGCCCGGCGGGCCAGCCCAGGCGCTGGTAGTAGCGGGCCATCGCTTCCATGCTGCGCAGGCCGCGCCACTGGGCGAGCGTCGGCACAACGGTGTGGTGCAGGACGATGCGCTGCCACCAGCTGCAGATGTTGGGATGATGATGATCGAGGTGTCGCGCCAGATCGGCTGGCGTCGCCCAGCGTCGAATGTCCATCCGGAATCGTCGCATAGTGCCTCCTGTCGAACGCCAGGCGCCGGCCGCAGACCCCGGCGCCCGCCACAGTATAGCCTACAGTGTGATGATGCCGAGCTTCGGCCACGCGGCGTTGCCGAGACGCGCAGCCTTTCGCGCCTTCCACTCGTCGGTGTAGCCGTCCGGATCGGTGCCGTGTGCAACGCCGGCCCGATCGGTGCCCCACTCCGAGACAGCGATGTATCGCCGCCCACCAATCGGCTCGTCCATGTACGCATCGACAATCACCATGTCAGTCGCGCCTGGTGCTGCGTCACGGAAGTACCACGACAACTCCGGCGGTACCACTCGAGCTTCGACCACTTCGACGGCAGGCTCAACGGCTTCGACGATGTCGCCGACCATATCGTCAGTCCCTTGTCCCTTGTCCCCTGTTGGGGGCCTTATAGGCCCCCCAACAACAGGGGACAAGGGGACAGGTAGGGGACAAACAGGGGACAGATCAGGCGACATAGGGGACAACACCGGCGACGTTTCGCATTGCAATGCGGAATCACCTATTGCGCCACTGGCGACAGCACTGGGGACAGAATCATCAGGCGACAGGGGACAAACGGTGCCCTTGTCCCCAGTGACAGGGGACAGATTTTCGTTGTCCCCAGTGGCTGGCGACACACTGGCGACAGATAGGGGACAAGGTGGCGACAACACTGGCGACACTGGCGACAGTGGCGACACGGGGTTGACGCGCCAGTTGTAGCGCCCATCCTCGCTGGCCAGTGCGGCAGTTCCGATACCACCGGCGGCAGCGACGCCTTCCAGGTACTGCTGGCCCTTCTCGGTGATGCTAAACAGCGTGTTCGTCTGTTCGATCATGAATCGCTTCAACAGTCGCGAAATGCTTTTGCTCACCGTCTGCCGCGACTGCCCTGACGAGTCGACGAGTGCCGACTGCGACGCCCCGTCGCGATACTGCTGCAGCATCAGGACCTCGAGGAGCTGCAGCTGCATCGGCGACAGCGGTCGATCGGCAGCTGGCGCCGCGCGATGATGCGGCGTCAGCACCACACTATCGGCCACGCCGACCATGGCGTAGTACAACTCTTCGAATGGCTTGCCGTTGTTCGCTTTATCCACGCGCAGTGTGACGCGGTTGTCGTCGGCATCGGCAGCGACACGCACGACGACGCGCGACGCGCCGCGCAGCGCACTCGAGCCGCGCTCGTGGGCGTCATCCCAGCCCGCGTGGTGCACGACGAGCAGCGCCGGGTTGCCGGCATCGGCAACCAGTGTGCGCAGCGCCGCGACGGCGATACCCATGTCCTGCGCCGCGTTCTCGTCGAGCCCAGCCGCACCAAGGCACTCCGCCAGCGGATCGACGATGATCATGCGGGCCTCGAGTGCGCGACACTCATCAGACAGCGCGCCGATCTGATCGCGATCGCGCAGGTTGATCGCCTCGGGGTAGACGTAGAACTGCCCCGGCCCCTGGCTGCGCGTGTGCTGGCACCACGCGTGGATGCGCGGCGCGAGCTCGCCAGGAGCCTCGCCGGCCACGTACACCACCGGCATGTGCTGCGCAATGGTCAGCGCGACATCGAGTGCGGCGAGGCTCTTCCCGGCGCCGGGCTTGCCGAAGAACTGGGTGATGACGCCCAGGCCGAGCAGCTTGTCGACCAGCCATGTGGTCTGCGGCAGGTTCGCCAGATCACTCGCATGGATCAACGACGTGTAGCGCCGTGCTGGCGCTGTGACGCTACCAGAAGCCTCAGGAACGACGACAGCATCGGACGCGACAGATTGCACGGGCGCGTCGGCAGCGTGGCGCTCATACGGTTCGTCGTTGCGCCACTCGATCTGCGCCGGCTTCAACCGCCCGGCATCGTAGCCGCTGCGCATCGTCGACACGATCTCGCGATTGCCCAGGCCGATGGCGCCGGCAGTGCTCTGCACGACGTCGAGCCACTGCTGCGCATCGGCGATGGTGCCGGCCGCGTCCAGCTGCCCGAGACGGTACGAGATCCAGTTGAGCGCCTTGTTGCGTGCCCCTTCGCCGGCTTTGCTGAACTCGTCGATCAGTCGCTCCATCGCGTTCTCGCCGTATCCGTGTTTGCGCGCATCGCTGGGCGCAATTTCGAACCGAGTCGCGAGAACGCGTGGCGCGGGCGCGGTCACTGCCGGCACGGCCTCGACTGGCTGCGGCAGCAGCGCGATCATCTCCGATGCCGGCACGCAGATGGTGCCTCCGAGATGGTCCAGCGAATCCATCGTGAGGTGGCACAGGTTCTCGCCGGCGATCCAGTCGTATCCGCTGCCGTCGTCTGCGCGCCACGCGCGCTTGCGCTGCCAGTCCTGCGGGACGTCGCGCATGATGATGTGCAGCCCGCGTCCGCTATGCGACCACTCGACGTAGCCGAGCTTGAGTGCACGCGCGACGACCGGCTGCGCCCACGCGACCAAGCTCTTGCGATCACGCGGCGACGTCGCCACCTTGTCGAGGTCGAGCACGGCGAAGCCGTCCGACATCACACGCGCCAGGCCGAGCCGGTCGCCCAGCTGCGGCATGACGTCATCGATGTGGCGTCGGCTGCTGACGTCCTTCTGCCACTTCTCGTAGCGCCCAGGCCGCTTCTCGCCTGCGTCCCATGTGATCCACTGATCCGCGTGCCGAATAGCAAGCGGCAGCAGCGTGAAATCCGACTTGGTCAGGATTGCCTGCGTGCCGAGACTCGACGCCATGATGACCTCCGTGTATAATGGCGGTGTGCCGTTCTGATCATTCGCTCCGACAGAATGTGCATCCTCCGGGCCCCTGTCCTGACGCCGCCGGCCTCGTCCCCCGGCGGCGTTCGTGTGTCCGGCAGTATAGCCTATCGGCGTCGCCGTGGTGCTGCTGCCGCTTCCGCCTCCGCGTGCTTCGCTGCGATGTGATCGACGATGACCATCCGCAGGTACTGCGATAGCGCCATGCCGTAGCGCTGCGCCATCTGCTCGACCTGATTGAACACGATCATCGGTACCGGCACGCTGATGCGGATTGCGTCTGGGCCCACGCGTCGTGGCGTGCGCGAACGTGGATTGGTCATAGCCGTCTCCATATAATGGCGGTTCCCATGACCACAGTATAACACACATTCTCCCCACGCACATCTATATAGCAATCGGATTGCACTTGCACATCTCGTGCCGTTGTGGTATACTCTGGTCATCGGGCAACGCGTGCCCGAAAATGGCAAGGAGACATAACCATGCAACACGTTCCTGACGCCTGGTGGATCGGACGCGGACTGCCGGAACAATCGCCGATCGAGGACGAGCTGACCGACGAGCTCGACACGCTGACGGCATCGATGCGCGAAGCCGACCGGCTGCTGGCCCGGACCGACGAGTCTGACGTCGCCAAGGTGGCGTCGTTGGAGCTGCTGATGACGCAGATGCAGGAGCGCATCGAGGAGATCGAGCGCGACCTGCGCAGCATTCGGTACTACCTGTGAGCATCGACGTGATCGAGGACGGTGCTGGCTACACCGTCCTCGTCAACCACCAGCCGCACGCCGTCGGCCTTGATCTGCCGACCGCGTATCGACTCGCCTGGGACATCGCACGCACGCATCGCGACACGGCAGTGACGATCACGCTGCCGCCGATCTACCGCAGCATCAACTGGTACGCCTGAACCGCACGACCTGAACCGCACGAAAGGACACCGACCATGACGACCTTCGACATCAACGACCTCGCCAGCTTCACCAGCGCCTACACCGACAACGCGCCGCAGGGCGACGGCCTCGCCCGCATCCACTGGCACAACGGCGATCCGGGCGCAAGGACTCCCGGCTCGTTCTTCCTGACGCGGCGCAACGCCGAGAACAACGGCGTGACGGTGAACGGCTCGCCGTGGCGTGAGATCACGCGGACGTTCCGGTCGGGCGAGAGCGAAGACGGCTACGAGGCACGCGCGCTGAAGGTGGCCGTGCTGGGCGTCCGGCAGCACGATGTGGTCATCGACGCCGAAGGCGTGATGACCTACGTGGGCCGCACGCCACGCGGCGCGGCACGGCCTGCCGGCTGGTCGCTGTACGTCGAGATCCTCTGCATGGCGCAGGGGCTGAGCCAGCCCGTGGTGTGGGCCAGCAAGCGCATCAAGACGAGCATGGCCATGGTCGCGATGTTGCGCGAGTACCGCAGCGCGCTGCTCGACAAGATCCGCCAGGAGAAGCGGAACCCCTCGATCCCGGCCTGGGCGTTCTGGCTGCCGGTCCGCGGCGAGGTCGACGGCAAGAGGCAGCCGGTCTACGAGAAGACCAAGGGCGCGCCGGTGACGCCGCCGAAGCTGATCCTGCCGGAGGGCGACGCGCTGACCATGGCGCGTGGCCTGTACGTCGGCAAGCAGCTGCTCGAGATTGGCGAGGAGCTGCGCCGCGAGTACGACGCGTGGCTGCAGGCAACGCCGGCAGACGCCGCGCCGCAGGCGGCTCCGTCGCACAACACGCCGCAGCCGATCGGCGATGACGATCTGTCGTTCTGATAAAAAAGTGCGCCCAGCGATGCGCCGAGGTTTGCTCGGCGCATCATCACAGGAGACTGACCATGGAGATCAATCGAGTCGCACTGGTGTCGGCACTCAGCAAACTCAAGCCCGCCGTCGGTGGTAAGAGCAGCGAGCCCGTGTTCACGTGGCTGCTGATGGCGCCGGGACCGCACGGCCTGACGCTGCGCACGTGCAGCGAGCACCTCAGCGTCGAGATCGAGATGGCCGCCGAAGATATCGCCGAGCCGGTCGCCGTCATGTACCAGGCGTTCGCTGATGCTGTCGGCGCGATGTCGGACGCCACGATCGTCCTCGACGTGGTTGGCACCGCCTTGGTACTGCGCGGCCAGCACGCCGAGGTCGCGCTCGAGACCGTGTCTGCCGACCAGTACCCCGATCCGCCGCGACTGACCAGCGTGCGTGACATCACGACGATGAACCGCGACGGCTGGATCGATCTGCTGACCATGATGGCGCCGGCAGCTGCTAAGGACAGCACCAGGCCGATGCTGGCCAGTGTCCTGGTCGGCAAGCGCGCGGTCGCCGCCGCCGACGGATACCGAGCGCACATGTCCGGCAGCACCTACGGCGATCATGTGCTGCTGCCGCCGCCGATGGTCGGCGCGCTGGTGGCAGCGCTCAAGGGCGGAGTCGACACGGATTTCACGCTGCGTGCCGGCGATTTCTGGGCCCAGATGGCCATCGGCAGTGTGACGATCAGCGGCAGGCTGGTCGCCGGCACCTACCCGCAGCTGGGCAAGATCATCGAGCCACTGGCGAAAACGAAGCCGCGCGCCACGATCACCATCAAGGCGATGCTTGAGGCACTCAAAATCGCGATGGCGCTGCGCAGCGAGCTGGCCATTGTGCGCCTGAAACTCGAGCGCGGCGAGCTGACGCTCAGCGCCAAGCCGGCCACCGGCGCGTCGCGGGCGATGGCGCGTGTGACGGTGGCCGGCGCCGATGGCGCTGACTGGCAGATCGCCGTCAACGGCGCGTACCTGCGCGACGCGCTAAACGCCATGGCGATCGTCGGCACCACGTGCCAGCTCGTCGTGATCGACGGCAAGACGCCGCTGGGGCTGAACAACGGCAGCATGTGGACCGTGGTGATGCCGATGACGGTAGGTGCGACATGAGCGACGATCTGTTCCCGCCCGAGACGGCGCCGATGTTCGGCGCCTCGCGGCGCGCCCAGTGCGTGGTGTGCAGCCGCGTCGCGCTGCTGCCGTACCCGAACGTCGCGCTGTGCGGTCCCTGCGTCGACGACGAGGACGCGCAGCTGGTACGCGCGCAGCGCGGCTACGACGACCTGGCCGAGCAGATCAACGCGGCCAGCCAGGAGTGGTTCGCCATGGTGATCGAGATGCCGATCGAGCAGACCGAGCGGTGGCTGCGCATCGTCACGGCCGTGATGCTCGGCGAGGATCTGCACCGGATCGCCGCTACGCTGCGGCGCTACCCGGTGCTGCAGCCGTATCACGAAGGCCTGCTGCGCTGGCGCGCCGAGACCGCGCTGCACGACAGCTCGCTGCAGCACTACCGCGCGATCATCAGTGAGTACGGCAGACTACGGGAGGTGCGCGGTGGATGATAGCGAGATCCTCGCCAGATGGCTGGCGGGCGAATCGGTGCAGGGTATCGCCGACCGCGCCGGGCTGACGCGCCAGCGCATCGCCCAGCGCGTCCTGCGGGCCGCGGCGCGATCGGGCGACGACTGGGACCAGATGCTCGCCACACGCGCTGTGCGGCGCGAGGATCGCCGCAGGACCGTCACGGCAGACCAGCTGCGCGCCATGCTGGTGCTGCACACTGCCGGCCTGAGCCAGCGCCAGATCGCCGAGATCGTCGGCGTCAATCGGGCGACGGTGCGCAAGGCTGTCGAAAAAAATCTACCCAGCGATGCTTGACGTTGACGACCTCGGCAGCTGGGCGCTCACGCCGTACCGGCGCGTGCGCCCAGTGCGCCGCGTGCCGACCGATCCGGCAGCACTCGCCGCCATCGCCAGCTACGTGGCTGGCGGCGAGACCTACGCGGCAGCCTCGAGGCACTTCGACCTGGGCTACGACCAGATCCGCGCCATCTGCCGAGCCGCTGGCGTAGCCAGCGACCAGGCACAGCGTACCGGTCGCCTCGGCGAGGCAGTGCGGCGCCGCATCGCCAGCGCCCTGCTGGCAGGCCAGTCGGTGTCGGCAGTGGCCCGCGCCACCGGTGTCGGCACCGGTACGGTCTACAAAATCCGGCAGAATCTCAGGGATTCTGGAAAACTCGTCGAAAAATGCCCCAAAAAAGCCCCCTAAACCCCTTGACAGTACTGTGCCAGTCTGGTATAGTTCTGGTGTCGGCGGGAAACAGAGCCCCCCGCGACAGCAGGAGACACCGACCATGCAGTTCACGAACGCAGTCGCCTACCACGCAGCCGCCCAGATCCTGATCGCCGAGCGTGACGAGTGCCTGGCAGCGATCGAGCGGGCCAATCGCATGTACGACGCTGCCATCGCCCCGGCTCGCGACGGCGACGACTCGATCCAGCGCGCCTACCTGCAGGACGGCTGCATCCGGATGATCCGCCGCGCCACTCGCGCGCTGCACGACGTCGAGGCCCAGCTTCGCGCGATGGACGAGTGACACCGACGACGACGACCGGGCGCCGCTGTGGCGCCCGGCACTGACCAGACAGGAGACACCAGCCATGACGAACGCAACCGCAACCGCCATCGCCACCGCCCGCCTGACCTTCGCCATCGACATGCTGGAAGAGTGGCTCGGCTTCGCCAGCGACGCTACCAACGACGGCGACCGCGCCGAGTACCTGGTGAAGGCAGGCAGCTGGCGCGCACAGGTTGCCGAGCTGCGCGCATCGGTGCCGCCGACGTGCCGCGCCTACCGCCGCGCGACCGAGGTCCTGATCGCTGCCGCCCACGACGATGTGCAGCGCGCGTACAACGACCTCGACGATGCGTGCAACACCGCGATCGAGGATCCTGACCTGGTCGACCTGCTGGACCAGCGCCTGACCGACGCCCGCGCCCGCCTCGAGCAGCTGATTGCCGCCACGATCTGACACCGACGACGATGACCGGGCGCCGCTGTGGCGCCCGGCACTGACCAGACAGGAGACACCAGCCATGACGACTCGCACGATCACCTCCGCAACCGCAATCGCCGCCGCCGCCGCCCTGACCACCGCTCAGCGCCAGCGCCAGCTGCTGGCCAACCACATCGCCTACTGGACGTCGAAAAACTCGGAGTTCGCCAGCGACGAGGTCCGCGTGTACACGCGGAAGGCCATCGAGCTCGACGCGCAGATCGCCGAGCTCGAGATCGCCGCCGCCGCCGAGCCGTTCTGCGCCGACGATGTGTGGCTGACGCCGGACGCCATCGAGTGGCTGTACCTGCAGGCCAGCGCTGCCTGTGGGCGCGAGCATCTGGACCCGGCGCATCTGCGCTCGGATGCCGGCTACGGGCAGACGCACGCCAGCACGCATGCCGCACTGCTGTGGCAGCAGCTGCGCGGCGAGGCCATCGCGCTGCCGACGATCCAGCAGCGCCACAGCGCCGCACAGGCGCGGCTGGCGGCGGCGGAGGCGGCGTACGAGGCATCGGACGAGGCGTCCACGTGGGGCGCGTACCTGGAGGCACGCGGACAGGCCATCGTCTGGCAGGACGCGCTGCTCAGCCTCGGGTTCTGACATCGACGACGATGACCGGGCGCCGCTGTGGCGCCCGGCACTGACCAGACAGGAGACGACGATGAGCTACCGCAAGCACCACGACGAGGACATGATGATCGCCGCAGCCAGCGCCGCACGCCGCACGCAGATCGTGCCGGACCACTGCCTGATCGGGCGCGTCACCGTGACGCGCTGGGCGCCGTTCGATGACGCCAGCGCCAACGGGCTGGCGGTGTCGGTCCTCGCCACGGCGCTGGGCGTCGTCCCCGGCAGCGACCGCTGGGAGACCGTCCTGATGGAGCTGCCGAAGCTGCGCTTGGCGTGGATCAAGACGATGCTGCTCGAGCGCTGGGGCGCACTCGGCTGGCAGCAGCGCCGGCAGGGCCACATCCGTCAGGTGTCGATCAACCTGCCGGACAGGGAGGCCCGGGCGCTGTACGAGGCACTGCTCGCCGTCAACCTCGACTGGCGCGTCGAATTGTTCGTGCGCGAGTGACAACGATGCCCACCAGACGCGCCAGGAACGTTCCTGGCGCGTCGTTGTATGGAGACTGCCATGACACTGCGCATCGACATTGCCGATCCCGCCATGAAGGGCTGGTGCAATCGGCAGATCGTGGCGCACCACTACCTGCACCAGCACGTACACGTGCTCTGCCGTCCACTGCACTACGTGGTGTGGCTGGGCGACGATCCGGTCGGTACGCTGATCGTGTCCAGCCTCGAGGCCACACGCTGCTACGATCCCAGCAGCCGCCTGACCTACGGCAGTGTCGACGACGTGGCCCGCGGCCGTGCGATGTGCACCAGGCACCAGCTCATCAACCTGGCGCGTGTGTGGCTGCATCCGCGCGTACAGCGCGATGGCGCCGACTACGTGCATCACGCTGCCTCGACCGTCGTGCGCGCGCTGCATGCGCGTGTGCACTACGACTGGCTGGTGCATCGTCCGCCAGTGGACGTGACCGAGCCATATGTTTTGCGGTCGCTGGTGTCGTACTGCGACACACGACTCCACAACGGCTGGCTGTACGTGGCGTCGCGGTTCCGGCTGGCGCGCACCAACGCGCAGGGCGTTCAGACCTACGTGCGCGCGCTGCCGCCACTGACGCCAGCGCAGGACGCGCATGTGCGCGCCATGAGCCTGACCGATGCTCGAGCTCGACGCATCCGCGCATCGCGCGCGGTTCGACAGGAGGTGCTACTGTGATATCCCTTGAGCCACCACCGGCCCACGTGCAGACGCTGGAGGCCGTGGACGTCTGGTGGACACTGGCGCTCGCCGGGCGCGCTGCCGAGTATCCGTGCCTCGCCGAGATCATCGCACGCGAGAGCGGCTGGAACCGCAACGCCGTCGGCGACAACGGCGCCAGCGTCGGCTTGGGCCAGCGCCACGTGCCGACGCACGGCGCGCCGCCACGGCCGTGGCTCGTGCCCGACCAGACTCGATGGATGATGGCGTACGCCGAGGTTAGGTACGGCGGCATCTGTGCGGCGTGGGCCGCGTGGCAGCAGAACCGGCTCCGCTACGGCTGGGGCTGGTGGTAGGAGAAACCATGATCACCGAGACACACATTCGGGGAATCCTGACGCATCTGCCGCAGTACGTCACACTGCGCACCGCACCGACCGACGCCCAGGCTTTAATCGGCGCCATCCAGCGCCGCGACGAGATGATGGCGCTGCTGTGGCGCGGCTCTCGCGCCACGCAGGCGCACTACAGCACCTATGTGTGGAGCGTCGGCTCGATGACCTGGCGGCTCACGACCAACCATCGCCGCATCAATCCGGACGACCTCACCGAGTGGCTGATCGAGGTCCTGCTGTCGAAGCAAACCGCCTACGGCCCACAGAACGCGCGCCGCTACGGCGTGGCCGGCATCGTCATCCGCATGAGCGACAAGGTGCAGCGACTGCAAGCACTGCACGGACGCTTGGACTCAGGCTACGCGTTCGAGGAGGCGTACGACGACACGCTCGACGATCTGCTGGGCTACACCGTGCTCGGCCTGCACATGATCGGGGGTACGGCGTGATCGACATCATCAACCCCACCGAGGATCAGGAGCAGTCCACGGTGGTCGACTGGGCGAACCGCACCAGCGGCATCGATCCGCGACGCGGCCTGCTGCTGCACGTGCCGAACGGTGGCGCCAGGAGCCCAGCCACCGGCGCGCGGATGCGCCGGCTCGGCGTGCGCCCAGGCGTGCCAGATCTGCTGCTGCCGGTCGCCGTCATGCCGTACCACGCGCTGTGGATCGAGATGAAGCGGAGGCGCGGGGGATCGTTGTCGCCGGAGCAGCGCGCGTGGATCGGCGCCCTGCGCTACGAGGGCTGTGCTGTCGTCGTGGCGCGTGGTGCCGAGGAAGCGATCGAAGCGATCGAGCTGTATCTCGCCGGGAGGTTGGTATGCCTTCGGTGAGACCTCCGAAACCCCCGCGCACGTGCAGGCTGTGCGGCACGCAGTACCCGCAGCAGCGCGCGCCGCGGTACATCTGCCCGGCGTGTCATGACGCAATCCGCGACGCTGGCGGCTTGTTCTGCACGATCTGCCTGCGGATCCGATCGCGAGTCCACGCAGGAGGGCACTCCTGGTGCGGACCGTGCTCGGTCACGAAGCGCGCCGACTACGTCGAGAAAACGCCGCACACGTGCGTCCTGTGCGGTGCGCAATACCCGCGCGACAAGACCTCGCGGCACATCTGCCCGACGTGCCAGCTCGAGATCCACAGCGCCGGGAATCTGTTCTGTGTGGCGTGCCACCAGACATTCCTGTGCAATCGCACCAAGGTGCGCGACCACACGTGCCCGCCATGCCGCCGCGCACGCTCGGCGCAAGTCCGCGCCGAACGCAAGCGCATCGTGCTCCGGCAGACGACCGAGGAGCGGAACGAGATCGCCATCGCGCTGGACAGCGGCATGACCGTTACGGAGACGGCGCGCATGCTCGACATCAAGCGGACGCGCGTCGTGTCGGCGATCGACGCAGGCTGGGCGCGGCCCGCTATCGAGCGATCGCTGCGCCATCGTCGGCACAGCCACTGGATGCACAGTGGCGAGATCTGCGAAGCTCTGGGATGGACGAAGTACCACTGGAAAACCCGGCGCCAGTACCTGCCGCTGACTCCGTATGGCACGCGCTGGGACGCCAGCACGCGGCAACACGTGACAGCTATCTATATCATTGAAGGGGAGGAGTTGTACGATTGGTGCGCGGATCGCACGTCGTGGATGTTGTGGCAGCTCGAGGACTGCTCGCCCGACTGGCAGCGCACGCTGGCGGTGTCACGGCCGCCCGGCAGCATTGACTGGATCTACGCTGGGCAGGCTGCCCAGATGATCGGACTGACGCGGCAAGCGCTGTATCCGTGGTACCGCCACGCCACCATGCCACTGAGCATGGTGAGCCGCATCAGCAAGCAATGGATCTGGCCGCCAGACCTCGTGGTGTGGTGCAAGCGTCGCGGCTTCGCCGTACCGGCAGAGCTGCGCGCGCGAGCTGAACCGAAGCCGCCGCCAGGCGCACAGCTTCGACGCGCAGCACGCTGATCCCTATCGGCCCACCACGTCCTCGAGGCGTGGTGGTGCTTTTTCCGGCACGATGTCCATGCGATCGGCGATGGCATCGTACCGCGTCTCGATGACGCGGAACGTGCGCTTTCGGGTTAGCTCGTCGACGCCGATAAACGGGATGTTCGTGATTTCGACTGCATCGCCGCCTCGCACGCGATACGACTCGACGATGTTGCCGAACTGGATGACGCGTGCCGGCGTGAATCGAATCTCCGGCAGCGGAGTTGCCAGGTACTTGAGCTGCGATTCGATCGGCGTGGTGTTGCTCTCACTGGTGCTACTGGATAGATCGATGTACTGCTGTCGTGTCAGGTTTGCTAGATTGATGCTGTTGGCGTCAGTTTGTGCTGCGCTACGGACGATCGCGTTATTGACGGTGGTTACGCTGTACACGCTGTTGTAGAGGTCGGTGTTCATGCGATCCATGGTCAGGCTGTCGACGTGTACCTGCCATGTGGTCTGCACAGCCGTGGCGGGACGCATGTACACGACACGCTGCTGATCAACGCCCCACTCGAGCAGGGTATCGCCGTTGCCCTTGCTAGCGATGCTGTCGAGAATGTCGCCGGGACGCTGGTCGGCATAGATGATGGTCGACCACACTGGCACGACATCGGTCGGAACGACCTCGAGGCGCGCGCTGGATGTGATGATCTGATCCGCGTTGATCTCATCGATCGATGCGATCATGTCGCGGATCACTGCGCGGTCGTCGGCGTCCGGTGTGGTCAGTCCGGTATCGAGCGTGCCGATGCGCGTCAGTGTGGGCAGGATACGCACGTAGTAGTCGTCGGTGCTGCCGACCGTGACGTTCGTTGTCGGCACGATCCCCACGCGGATCGCAGTCACACCGAGCGACGACGACCAGGCATCGGCGATCGTCGTGGACGGCGACGACGATGGGCCCGTAATGGTGCTGATCGTTGTCTCGGCCGACGTGGTCGTCGCGGCTCGTGTGACGGTGATCGTGATGCCAGCTGGGATATCGTAGTCGAGCTCGATTGATATCTCCGTGATCGAACGTCGGGAGCGGCTGGGCGTGGTGTAGAGGACTCGACCGAGCATGTTCGTGGTGTATCGACGCGGCTGCATCGTGATCGTGATGGCATCGAGTGATTGCAGCACGTTGTACAGATCGGCGCGGTTGGGCGTTGATCCGCTGAGCGGTAGCCAGCGCGACAGCTCGACATCCTGCCACAGTGC